GCCCAAGTGTTGTAAGAAAACCAAGCGCCCCTCCTGGAAGCAGAGTAGAAGAGGCAAGTGGCTTGCTTCCTCTAAGGCCAGGCTTGTCAGAAAATTATTTAGGTGATATAGAAGGCACAACTGAAGAAAAGCAGCAGCCCGTCTGGAACGTTAGATCGTTGAAATTACGTCGTTTGTTAGGAATCTAATCATGGCTAAACAACTTGCCGCACTTCTTGGCGGTGGACTCGATCTAAAAGCGTTAGCAGAGATGCTGCGCAGGCAGGGGCGTGGGCAAGATACTATCTTGGCTCACATCACACCGCAAGAGGCTGCACTACTAAAGTCTAGAGGTGGAGCAGGAACCATGAATCCTGCAACGGGTTTGCCTGAGTTTGAGCAAGATAACCCAGAAAATTATGGATTTGGTTATGGAGATGAGCCATATGTACAGCCAGTAGCAAATCGAAATATTGAGTTTGGTCAAAGTTTAGGCGAAGGGCGTATGGAAATTGGCAATCCACTTGTCATTTCTGATCCAAATGACACTATGACACCAATTGGTGTTCCTGACTATACGCAAGACCTATATCCACCTATATTGCCATCATTTAGACCTGCCATAAATGCTGGTGCAAGTCTTTATGAAGGTGAAATGGTTGGCCCACCACAAGTAAGAGACTTCAAACAAGAGGCAATAGACCAAGGTGCTGCGCCACAACGTGATATGCAAGACCTTGTTAAATCTGGCGCTAAACAAGTGCTTGGTACTAGAGAAGGTTTGGCAGGATTGGGAACCGTAGCTTCATTATTACAAGCCAGACAAGCTGGCAAACAAGCGCAACAAATGCAGCGTGAATTATCAGCAATTGGTGCGCCGCAACGCGCTTTAGGCCAACAAATGATTGCTCAAGGACAACGTGGTGAACTAACGCCGGTTCAGCGTCAGCAGATGGCAGCGCTCGATGCAAGACAAAAACAACAGCTTGCACAGCGCGGTTTAACGAGCGGTACTGCGCAGCAACAACAACAGGCACGTATGCAAGAAATGCAGCAACGTGGTGCTCAAGACTTAATTGATCAGGGCATTAAAATTGCTGGCATTGGTGATCAGTACCAGGCTGCTGCTATTCGTGCTGGTTACGCTGCTGACCAATCTACGCGTGACATGCTTAATACGACGCTTACAAATCTGTATCGCACGATTTACGGCAACGTAGCTACGCCGGAAACCACTTCCAAGACGACGCCACAAAGAGGTTAATCATGGCACTGCAAGACGCACTTGGTACGACTGGCGACCCAATCACACGGGCTATGGGCGCTGTGTATGGCCGCAAACCTGCGCAAATGCAACCGCCAGAACAGGGTATGCAAAGTAGGATAGCGCGTGGCACGATTGCTGAAGAGCAACTCCCTGGATTGATGGAGGCTCAACGTGCAGAGGCCGAGAAGTCGCAAGCGGATATTGCTGAAAAGCGTACGGCAATGGCTACGCGCGGCAAAGATATCGGTGATGTTTTCGCTGCGAAAGAACGAGAACTTGTCGAGTCACCTGAGTATCGTCAGAAAGAGATACCAGCATTTGAGCCAAGCGCTGCAAACTTGGAAGATATCCGTAACGTTTTGGGCCTTAGTATTGTGGCTGGTTTTCTTACTGGTGGTGCTAGCAAGCGTTCAGGCATGGCTGCTTTATCAGCTCTTAACGGTGCTGTAGAAGGTTTTAGGCAAGGTAGGCAAGACGTTTACAAACGTGAACTTGATGTGTTTACAAAGAATGTAGAGGCTATCAAGGAAAACAATCGCCAGACACTTGAACGATTCAATCGTGCTATGGGGTTGCTGCAAACAGATCGTAAAGCGGCAGAAGGTGAGTTAAAGATACTGGAAGCAGAGACGCAAAACAGTGTTGCCGCTGCCGCTATGCGTCAAGGTATGTACAAGCAGGCTAGTGAAGCGCTTAACAAAGCGGTAGAAGGTTCTGATCGCGCTACACAGACGATGCTTCAGCTGCAACAACAAGCGCAATTGCAGCGCGAGCGTATGCAAATGCAAAAACAAATTGCAGATCAAAATGCTCAATTGCGCAGAGACCTTGCAGAACAAAAGCGGCAAGAAGGCGCATTAAAACCAGGGGCTGATGCTGTTAAGAAATTTGTATCTGACAACGTTCTTGTTGCTGACATTAATGATTTAGTTACAGACATTCAAAGCCCAACCTTGAAGCAAAAAATTCAAAACACAAGGCCGCTTGAATGGGCATCTGAAAAAAGTGAAGTGCTGAACCAGATGGTTCAATCAGAGCGTGACCCTGAAGTCAGGCAGTTCATGACAAAGATAATTAGGCTTCGTAATAAGTATTATCATAATCAGTCTGGAACGGCTGTTTCTTTCTCAGAGGCTATGCGTAACTATGGTGCAGTGCCGCAACCAGGTGATACGCCAGAAGCGATTGATGAGAAATTAAAAATCATGTCAAAAGGTGTGCAAGACACGATTGACATTTATAGACAAATTTACACTGGGTTGCCAGCAATTAAGTTCCGACCAGGCATGGATACAGGAGTTGCGAAAGGGGACAAAATCAATCCATACGCAACTGCAGCTCCAGTTATGATGCAAGCGCCATCTCAGCCTGTGCAAGCAGGGCCGCAAGAAGGACAGAAGTCAACATCTAAGTCTGGCAAACCAATCGTGTTTCGTGATGGAGAATGGAGGTACGAATAATGGCTGCTGTGCCTGAAGATGACCTTCCAAATTCATTACGCGGCACTTCAGTGCCAAAAGATGATTTGCCTGCATCTAGCGTTCCGTCACTAGAAGAGCCTTCCAAACCTAAACCTCCATCGCTTATGGAGCGCGGTAGGCAAGTTGTTGGCTCTGCATTGACAGGCACGGGTGTTGGTTTGGTTGCGCCTGAACTTGTAACAGGTGCTGGCATCGCTGCATCAGCATTTCCTCCGACTGCTCCTCTTGGCCCCCCGTTGATTGCTGCTGGTCAAGTAATGCGCGGCGGAAGATTAGCTTCAGGATTGATGGGTGGCATTAGCGGCGCTGCTGGTGAGGTAGGCGCCCAAGCTACTGAAGCAATGGGTGGCGGCAAAACAACGCAAGAAGCCGTTAGGTTTGGCGCTGAGATTGTCGCACCAGAATCAGGTCGATTCCTTGGGCGTATGTTAGGCCGAACAGCACCTACTGGCTATGTGCAAGACGCATCAACTGCTGCACGTTCTGTGCTTATGCCTAACGGTTCTGCTGAATCAATTGCTAGACAGGCGGCGGCTCAACGATTGCAAACCAAGATGCGCGGCGGTAGAGAGGCTACTGACGTTGGTGCGCAAACCCGCGTGTATGACCAAGCTAGGCAAAACATCATTGCCAAACAACAGCAACTGCAAGCAGATTTTCAACGTGCTGAAGGCGATGCTAACTCGGCTGCACAAAGCATCTTGGGCGCAGCAGAGCAACAGGTTGGGCGTTTGCAAAGCCAGTTTGAAGCAGCCATGATCAAACTAGAGGAAGCGCAAAAACAACAATCTGGATTGGCGCTGATCAATGCTCGCAACGAAGCAGATCGCATCATGGCGGAAGCTCGCAATCAAGAGCCTATATTGCGCCAGGCTGCGCAAAAACGTGCAGATGACATCATCAATCAAGGGCAGAAAGAAGCCGAACGTATTCTTACCGAGGCTAATCAGCGTGTTGCTAGGTTGCGTGAGGTTGCTAGCCGAGCAAGGCAAACTGGTGAGCAACGCGTTACGCAGGCTAGAGGTGGTCTTGGTCAAGTAGGTCAACCTGCAAACGTTGCTGACATTGGAGCAGAAGCTAGAAACCTTATTGATACTCGGTTGCAAGGCTTGCGATCTGAGCGTCAAGCAGCAGCAGACGCTAACATGGGTGGTGCATTTGCAGAGGCTGAAGCTAAAGAAAAGGCTGGCTCTCGTATCAAACAGACTACTGCGTTTAGGTCTGGCGTTGAACTCATCAATGACATCTTGCGCAATCCAGATACCAAGATGTCTAACGTCAATCTTCCTCAGATACGAGATCAGTTAAATCGAGTGAAGAGTGCTATCACTGGACGTACAGTGGCTGAAGATGGCAGCGTTGTAGATCGTGAAGTTAGCTTTAGATCATTGGAGTATCTGCGCCGTTTTCTTGGCGACCGTGCAGCCGGACTTCCTGCTGAAGGCTTTGATGCTATTGGTCAACAGCAGGCTAGTAAGCTCAAAGAAATTGTTGAGAACATACAGCGAGAGTTTGTGCCAGGATTTGGTAAGGCATTAGATCAGTACAAGGTAGATAGCCAGCCCATTAGTCAATTCAAAAGTAAGTTTGGCAAGGCGCTTACTGGTCGTGAAGACTTTGATTTCAGTAAGTTCTCAACCTTTGCTTCAGACCTTCCTGCACAAATCTTTAAGACACGGGATACGGTTGATGAAGCCATTGCACTTGCTGGCGGTAACACACAGCAAATAGAACAGCTTGCTAGACAATTTGTTGCTGATCAAATTCAGCAAAAGAACGGTAAGCAGATTGCAGACTTTGCTTTTGCAAACCGTGGTTGGCTAGAGCGCTTCCCACAATTGCGTTCAGACATTGATACGTTTGCCAGCAGTCTAGGAACCGCAGAGTCTGTTGCTAGTCGTAGGCAAAAACTAGCCACTGCTTTGCGTACCGAGATGGGTGGATTGCCTGCAACGGCTCAAACAAAGGCGGCTGGTGTTCAGACAAAAGCTGCTACCGAAGCAGGTAGGATTGAAAAAGCTGGCGAGAAAGAAGCTACTCAAGCAATGGCTGGCGCAGAAAAATTAGCGGCGGGCAGATTGCAAGCAGGAGAAACCGAAGCGCAGCGTTTGGCTCGTGAACTCGAAGCGCAGCGCAAAGCTAGTGCAGGCGAGGTTGAGAGCCAGCGCAAAGCAATCATGAGTGAGGCGGAAAAGCGAGCCAAAGCTGTAATGCCTGAAGCGGTTGCCACGCCTGAACAAGCAGTGCAAAACGTACTTGGCAGCAAGAACCCAGCCCAAACAATTGAATCAATTCTTACCGGCGCTAAGTCTATTGAAGAAACTCGCAGGCTTGCTTCTTACTTAGGTACTGATAGACGTACTAAGCAAGACTTTTTAAGTGCTCTTGAATTGGCATTGTCTCGCGTCGCCCCAGAAAAACTCAATGATGTGTTTGAACGCAATGTCATACCAGCGCTCGAAGGTTCTGCGCTTGTAGGCCCAAGAGAGATTGATCAATTGCGCAGGCAGGTGCAAGTTATCAATCGTGTGGTTGATCCTAATCGCCGTGTTGAGGCGGCTACTCGCATATTCAGGGCTGTCGCTGCTGGTAGTGCTGGCGGCATTGCAGCGCAACCTGTAGGTTCATTGCTTGGAGGTGGAAATGCCCCTTAAAAAAGGTAGTAGTCAAAAGACTATTTCCGGCAACATCGGAGAGATGGTGCGGAAGTTCAAAGAAAGTGGCAAGATTGGCACAAGCCGTCCTGCCAGTAAGAGAGCTGCAGTCAAGCAGGCTGCGGCCATAGCCTATTCCACAGCGCGTAAAACCAAGAGAGGTATGCGATGAACTACGATGGCATGATGAAGGCAGAAGGCAATAAAGAGATGAAGCGCCAAGAAGCGCAGGCAGCAGAGGCAGGTCGCAATGAGGTTGCAGGTTCGCTTGCAGCGCAACGTGCGTTAGGTCGCCAGCCTATGAACAAGATGCCTGAGCGCCAGCCCAAGCGCCGAATGATGCGGTGAAGCGCAAGCAGTCGGGCATAAACCCTGACTTAGAGGCTGCGATAAGCAAACTCTTGGCTGAAGTCATGGCAGACCCGGAAGCAAGCCTTACAGATAAGTCGAAGATTATTGATCGAGCATTGAAGTTAGAAGCCATACGCCTGAAAGCGAGTGATGCTGACTGGGGTAGAGGCTTTATGGATGAAGACGAAGATGAAGATAGTTAAGGTAGACTAGATAACCTTAATTAACACCATGAGGCTGAACATGGATTCTAATCTTCTGTTGAAGGTAGTACGCATTAGTTTGAAGTTAGTGGTGGCGAGGGTGTTGACAATCTTGGCGTTGTCGATGACTTTTGCCTTAGCTTGCTGGACAATGTGGGGGCCGAGTTATGAGCGGATCGCCGCATTGCTTATCTTTGCCATCACAGTGTTTTTACCATCCTTGATGAAGGAAACAAAGCATGATGACGATGACGAAAGTAGTGAGCAAACAGGTGGTGCTAAAGCCTAGCCAAGGCACGACCAAGCAAGTAAACCCTAACTTCCAGCCTAAGTTTACCAATGGTGCGCCATGCTATGGCACCATGACTGCAGCGCAGCAATGGGGGAACAAAGGTGGCAAATAATATCGCTTTCCAACCGATGGGCCAGACCTATCGGTTAAACCTTACGACCACATCAGCACAAGTTGCAGTCAACGCTGACTCGCCTTGCAACCAAGTACGTGTTCATAACGGTACAGCTGGCGAAGTCTTTCTAAGATTCTCTGCCACCACAGGACAGGCTGCTGCGATTCCTGCATCAGGTACACCAGCGTACGGCATGATCTTGCACAACAATGCAACGAATGTCTTTACCGTGCCGCAAGCGGCAATCTCTGCGCAGTCAACACTGTATGTATCAGGCATTGTTGCGAGTGGAACAGGCATTGTTTACATCACACCAGGCGAAGGGATGTCCTAAATGGAAGTGTCGATGTCAGTAGTCATACAAGCCCTGATTGGTGCTGCTGCTGGCGCTTTTGGTGCTTATGTGGCTATTCGTTCAGACCTGGCAGAACTCAAGGCTAAGGTTGAGCACTTGCACATGACGGCCGACAAAGCGCATACACGCATTGATCAGATTCTGAACAAGTAATGTTTGACCTGCTATCAGGCGGTATGTTTGGCAGTGTTTTTGGTGGCCTATTCAGGTTAGCACCAGAGGTGTTGAAGTTCCTCGACAAGAGGAACGAACGTCAGCATGAGCTGAACATGTTTCAGTTGCAGACTGATCTTGAGAAGATGCGCGGCACTTTTAAGATGGAAGAAAAGTATGTGGACTACAGTGTCCAGCAACTTGACACCATCAAAGCGGCCTTTGAAGAGCAAAGTCAAACGTCTCAAACAGCGGGTTGGTTTGTATCTGCTATCTCAGCGTTGGTTCGACCAGGCATTACTTGGGCTTTGTTTTTTATGTATGCGACAGTCAAAACTGCTACGCTTGTTGTCGCGTTTCAGAGCAATGCGGTCTGGCATGAAATAATAGTTAAGTGTTGGGATGCCAATGACTTTGGTTTGTTCACGATGGTGCTGACCTTCTGGTTTGTTGGAAGAAGCATAGAGAAGTACAAGTGAATGAAGCGATTGAGCTTGCCATCAACGTACTCATCAAGCCCTTTGAAGGTTATGCTCGACGTTTGCCTAACGGCGATTGCTGTGCTTATCCTGACCCCGGTACTGGTGGCGACCCTTGGACTATCGGTTATGGTGCTACTGGTCGTGATATTAGGCAATACACTGTCTGGACAAAAGAACAAGCTGAGACTGCCCTTCAGGAGCATGTCCGGCACTTCGTATCCGGACTGGTAAGGCTCTCACCAGGGCTTCTTTCTGCAAGCCCTAGGCGTATTGCCGCAGTCATCAGTTGGGCGTATAACTGTGGCTTAGGCAACTACAGAATCTCTACCTTCAAGAAACGCATTGACGCAAGCGACTGGGAAGGTGCGGCAGTGGAATGTCGTAAGTGGAACAAGGCTGCAGGCAGGGTGCTACCAGGACTGACTAAGCGTCGAGAAGCTGAAGCACTGATGATGAGGTAAGCATGGCAAACCCGATTGCAAAGACAACGCGTGGTAAGGGTAGGCACTTTCAGTCAGTAGCTGAAGGTGGTGGCATGACAGAGGCCGGTAGGAAGGCTTATAACAGGGCTACAGGCTCCAATCTGCAAGCGCCTGCACCTAACCCTTCAACGCCAAGAGAAAAGGCCAGGAAGAAGAGTTTCTGTGCTCGATCACGATCATGGTCTGGCCCTCGAGGCAAGGCTGCTCGCAGACGCTGGAGGTGTTAGATGAAACAAGGACTGTACGCAAATATTCATGCTAAACGTGCTCGCATTGCAGCAGGCTCTGGCGAGAAAATGAGGAAGCCAGGTAGTAAAGGCTCCCCCACCGCCAAGAATTTTCGAGAATCCGCAAAAACGGCGAAAAAAAACCGCCAGGGTAGGCGGTAAAAGCTCGTTGGGAAGAGCTTACAGAGGAGACAACAGTGAGGCTATCTGCTCGCTTGCCTCAAGCGCTTAACCTACTGGCAGATTCAGCGGAGTCACAATTCATTCTGCATGAGCGTGATCGCATCGTCAAGCCTAAAGATCACTAGACTCTCCTTGCCATCAGCCCTGCAAATCACTACAGGCACCTTCTCGCCCTTGGATGAGACTTTGGCTTGCTCCATCCATTCGTAGAGAGCAATCTTCCTGCGACGCTTGCATTCGATCATAAACGGGCCTAGATCGATGTCAGAGCCGCCATCTCTTGCTTGCCCTAGTACACGCGTCACCTTCGTACCCAAACGCTCTGTGAGGGCATTACAGACCTCACGCTCGTAACTAGCACCTCTCGTCTTTCCTAGCTTGCTCAATCGCGTTCTCCTTGGAGGATTTTCCAGGCTTCTTCCCTGACGCTGTTTTCTACGCTGTAACCAAAGGCATCAGGGTCGAGCAACGCATGGATAAACATTTCTCTTGTCTTGAGTTTGTGATCAGTTCTTGCCAGCATGGCTCGCAACTCTTTGGTAAGCGCATAGAGCGTTTCCATCTTGGCCTGCATCTCTTCCCTGCTCATCTCACTCATGAAGCACCTACACTAAACGGATTGTTGAAGAACTTAGGTTCTATCGTAATACGCGTCTTAGTGAACTTGACAGGGTTCTTAACAGGTTCTCTCGGTACTGGCTCCCAACTGGCAAAGGTATAGAACCGTTCCGTTACGCGATTGATCCTCTCTGATCGTTTCTTGATGTATCCATCATGAAGTAGTGCACGAATAACGTACTTGGTTGTCGGAATGCCAAGCCTGGTTTGCAGTTGAATGTCCTTGAATGTGGCTTCAGTCTTTCGCTTAGAAAGATACTTAAGCACCTTCATGTGGGATTCTGTCAGGTTTGTCATGCCATATCCTCCCGCAATGCAGCGTCCCATACCTTGTCATTAGCGCCTTTAATGACCTCTGTGGTGGTAAATCGATGCAAGCAAGCGACACAGCGTCGCCTGCGTGTCACCCAAGAGTTCGCAGGCTTCTTTCCTCCATACCGGCGTGTCTCTAGGATGATCGTATCGTTATGCTCACCTCTTTCAGCGCACTTAGGGCATAACATCAGAACGGCACACTGTCATCGTCTTGATAGCTCACCTCACGGCCTTGCCTTGCAGGTTGACCTGGTACGAAGTTATTCACCCTGATCGAGATCAGATCGCCATAAGCACTGCGTTTCGTCCATGCTGACAGTTTGATCACATCACCTGGCTTGTAAGCCTGATCGCAAGTAAAACTGCCTGACCAGTCTGGCGCTTTGTCAGACTTCTTCTCTTTGACGGTGAAAAGTACGCCACTGCCTTGTTGTTGCTCGTAAGCCATTATTTCCTCACTAGTTGATATTCGGCAAAGGATTTGCCATTACGGTTAATCGTATGTGTCACGATGGTGTGACCTTGCTTTCTTAGTTCTTCGACTCTGGCTGCAAGTCTTGTTGAACCAATCTCTGCATAAGCCTGCAATTGCGTGAGCGTTCCTTGCTGCAAACGCTCAAGCACTGCCTGCGTCTGCGTCAATCGAACACTACCTCTTCCTCCGCATCCAGAGTCACTACCTTTTTTGCGATATAACCCTCGACCGCATGATCGTGACAGCGCTTCTTGAATGCAATGGCTGCAACCCCGCCAAAGTTATTGATGGTTTCGTGGTTGACCCGAAAGAGTGACGCCAGCTTGGCGTTCTTCTCCTCAGTCGTCATCTTCTTAGAGTCAGCGATCTTGCCAATCAAACCAAAGAAGTTGTCCTGCCACTGCATCTCATCCTGGTGAGAGCTGTAAACCTTGCTCTTATCGCCTTCAGGAACTAATACCTTGTACTTACCCTCAATGACCTCAGCAAGCGGTTGTAAAGGCGTAGCGACCGGCATATCAACCTTCTGATATTGATTAGTCGGGATAGTGTCCAGTTCAGTTTCATCAAGCATCCCCAATCCACAATGAGCAAGGACAGTCCTGCGTATCGCTTTGGTTGTAGCCTTCATCAGGGCATTGGCTAGCTTTTCACCAGAAAGACCTGAGATGTCAACTGCTCCCTGATTTTCAGAGCTTCGTCCATCTTTGCCAGTGCATCGGACAGATACAAGATACACATTCTCAACTCGCTCCCTGTTAGTGATCGAAGTGGACAGTCCATGCAGATTGCTGAGTTGCTGTGTGGCCCCAGCATTCGCATACAAGACCTTCTTTCCTGACAAGACAAGAAGATCGAACGGCTTCGCTGAAGGATCGAGGCCGACTTGCTGGCATCGGTAGTTGTAGTATCCGGTGAGTTGCTCTTCCTTGAGTCCACTCAAGTCTCCTCTTAATACGATGGAATCGATGATCGATTGATCAAGTTTTGTTGGATCGACAAGATTACTCATTTGATTAAAAACCTCCGTGAGCCAGGTTGTTCAACGACGTAACGCTCATAGACTTCGGGCATCTCTGCTTGCAGTAGCTTTGGATCAAAACGCTTAGAACCTTTAGCACTGTTCCAGGTTGCAAGCACCTTCCCATCAAACGTGATGAGTGAGCCTGCTTCTTTCATCTGCCCTTGAATGAATCCTTGTAGCTTTTCTTCTGCCTCCTCGAACTGCTTGATCTGGCTCTTAATGGCTTTCAGTTGCTGGCAAGCCTGCTCTAACTGAGCATTGGCTAGAACCCCAGCCGCCGTGGATACGGGGAAGAGTTTTCTTGCCGCATCCACCGTAGTCGAGCTTGGAGGCTGCTTGGCCTGAATTGCGCCCCATAACTCAGCTTCCAGTTGTATGAGCGAGTCTTTCTCGGCGTCTGATACTTCTTTGTCAATGAGCACCAACTCTTGTCCCCCAAAGAGCACCGCAAGTATGCAACGCTGTACCCGATGTACCGTAGCTTCATGAACAACTTGCGCTCTGTCAGCGGCGGGCATAAGTCCAGTCTCTGCATCATATTGGTTCCTCTTTGATTGGTTGTAGTTCTTTACTTCGACCAGTGTCGTGCCATCAGCAGAAATGAAATCAAAGTGACTAGCCATCCATGAATGCTCAGGGTGGTATAGCTCATAGTCAGCTTCTTTAAGTTCCATCTTGAGTCTGGCACTGGCTTCCCTGCCAATGACATCCTGTAACTTCAGACCCCATTGCACAGCCTCTAGGTGGCTTATATCTTCACGCTCTGTCTGGCCGATCTTCTCCAGGTAAACATCTGCTGCCTTGCCATCCGCAATCTTGCGAGCATCAGTAGCCCAGATAGCCTTACGTCTTGACTCGGTGTCAAAGCTAGTCATGCTGCCTCCTCATCAAAGCAAGTGCTTATGTCTTTGCGAACGTCACGGTTCTTTATGTGGTTGAGCATGTGCTTCAGCTCTTCGGCTTCACCAATCAAGCGTTCAATGACCTTGACTTGGTACTCAGACATAAAGTCCCAATCGCTTGCAAGCACTCGATGAATGTTGGCGCAGCCCTCAATGATGTGGACTGTCTTGAGCCTAATGTCATACAGATCGGACTCGATTAACTTCAAATACTTCATGATTACCCCTTTGGTTAAGTACAACGATAGTGATTATACACACTAGGAACATATGTACATAGCTAGTAATCTACCGTTCGTCGGATAGATAGTTCACGCGCCTTAACGCGCCTTAGCGAGCTTGAGTACAATCAGGTTGTCTGTGTGGTGCAGATTGAGCCGTTAAGCATGTTCCCTGCCTTGCACTTACCCCGCAAGGATCACCACCAGGGGGCATCCTTAACGGCTTTTTTGTTTCTGACCAGACCGTACTCCGCACGATAGTAGGCACTTACCATGGTGGCTCGGAGTTGAGGTGGTACGCCGTATGTCGCAAGACTAGGGGGCAGTTCCCGAATAACCGGCGCGGCTGGTCGAATCTGCAAGCCGAGGGGTTGCGAGAGCAACATGCAGATGGCGGTATCGCCCGAGGAACCTCCCCTCTACCTCACTTGTCTGGGGTAGGGGGGTCTTTGCGAGGAGCTAGGGGTTAGACCTTCCTTAAAGGGCAGTCTCTGCCCTGATTACAGTCCTGATTGCATGGTGGACATCCAGGTTCTGCAACATCTTCGACAGATTCTGAAACCAGATACTGCAACTGCTCTCTGACAATACTGATTCTCTGTTCCATATCCTCCACATAGTCCAGGATTGCTTGCAGTTCATTGCCATGCACCATTACAAAGTCATTGACTTGCGCCAGGCTAGCTATCAGTTTCATGTTGTGATCGCCACTCATGTGTTCTTCTCCTTTAGCTTGGCTTCGATAGCTTCCGCAAAATCCAACACGTTCTGATGTGCATAGCAAATGTGAAACTCCAAACTGCCACTCTTTGCTTTGTTGCATTCCCAGATTTCATCTGCGGTCAGACCAACCCATTGTTTTGGTGCAGCATAAAGTTTGTCACCTAGCTTTATATCTTTAGCGTTGTCCCATGCGACCATCGGCCTACCCGTTTTATCAAACAGGTAAACATGCGCTACATGACCGTCGTCTGTCGGTGTCTTTGCTGTTTTGTTCTCAGTCATTGCATAGCTCCCTTCGACATAGAACGAACATAGAAGTGAATCTCAATAGCTCGATGCAGTTCATGCTCATCAACCCCTGCCTGCTCGCATAGGATGGGAAGATAGGCAACATGCCTTGCAAGTTCCTCCTGCCACTTATCGATCATCGCTTGCGTCTCAATGTCTTTTAATTGCTTCTTACTCATGATCGGGCCTTTTTTTGTGTAGAAAGTTTTCTTCCACGCATTCAGCAATACCGAATCGCTTATTGCCAAAATCTTTTTCAATACGCTTATCTGCTTCGGTTGCTAGATTGTGCAACTTGTTATATCCAAATGCCTGAAAGATCGCTTCCTCATAGACTCGCAAAGCCGTGTGATAAATCAGGGTCGAGTTCATCTGATCATCATCCATCTCTTTGACTTGCTTTTCATAATGCTCGATCAGCAGTTCATAGGCTTTAATGGTTAGGCTTTCCTTCATGATTGGGACTCCCGCGAGGGTGTGTAATGCGACCAGGTGCGGAATGCCTTGTGCTTTCTCATTGTTTCGAGGCACTCGGTGCTTGGCGGCTTCCAACCATGTTCACGCCAGACCTGATCGACCGGTCGGAACCATTTATCGGGTTGGATTTGATGATCGATTAAATCGATCCATGTAGGGACTTGTCTATCTTCCATGTAGGTTGACTCCAGTAAAGGTAAGAAAACGCCCCAAAAGCCCGTTTAAGGGCTTCTAGGGGCATTGCTAGCGGGTTATGACTTGCAGAATGACTCAAGCATGTCCCATATCTCACGATTAATCACTAGTGTGACTGTGTGTTCGTCTTTGTGCTTGATGTATGCGTCTTCGAATAGGTCAATGGCACAGTCTTCGAGCGTGACTGGTTTTGTGTCTTCAATCATGGTGTGTGCTCCAGGTTAAAGGGACTCGCTAGCGGGTAAGTGCTGACGCAAGTAGGCGATGAAATGCTGGTCAAAATCGTCGAAGGTTTCGGGTAAGCATTTTTTCCAGTGCATACGCTCTTTATTGATGCGATGGTGCAACTCTTCTGACGATTCAATAAAGCCTTCGGTGAACTCTTCGACTATGTACTGGGCGGCATGGTGCGCCTCTTCCATTTCATAGTCATAAGTGCCGGTAAAGTCAGTGGTAAGCATGATGGTTTTCCTATAGGTTAAAAAAGACTGCGCAGGCAAGGGCAATGCCGAATAGAACGGCGATAAGCCAGTCGATTAGGCTTTGCATGATGTTGGCTCCATTGGTTAAGTGATGCTGATTGCATCCAATAGCCCACTGGTTGCAATGGGCTATAAGTTGGAATCAGGCAGCTAGCGGCATTTCCTCAGCTTGCTCTGCTACTAAGTAATCCATTGCTGCTTGAGCCTTGCTTGCAGCTTTGATAATGGCGTTCTTATCTTGCTTTAAGACTTTGAGCCATGAATCAATATAGCTTGCGTGTTGTAGCTGACCATCAACGCCAGTTTTCATGCAAAGCATGGCTGCACCTAGTTCTGCGATTAGTTCCTCGAATGCGTAGGCTTCGCTGCCGAAACGATTCATCAATTGCCGATCAAGCCTTGTTTTTGCTCCAGTAGCATGAACGCATTCATGCAATAAAGTAGCGTGATAGTCGTCTAATGAGCGAAAGTTGCTTAGTTCAGGCATCCCGATGCAATCTTTTGAAGCCTGATAGAACGCACTGCTTGCCTTTTGAACCCCACCATCGAGGGCAAGGCGATCAACAATTGCTTGAACCCTACTATCAATAGAGCCCTGCAACTTGCCTGAGTCTTTGCTGAATGTTGCACCCTCTACATCATCAGCATTGAAAACGAAGTAATGCTTAAGCATTGGAATAGTGGCGTTGACATCATTGCCGAGATCATCTTTTTTACTGATAGATAATTGCTTCCAAAAGATGATCGGAACGCCCTTTGAGCCTTTCTTAACGCTCAGGCCTGCGTCGCTAGCTTGTTTGAACGTGAGCCAAGCATTGGAACGGCCTAGGCCCATCATGCTGAGCCAAAGCTGATTCATGCCACGGTAAACCGTACCGCTAACCGGATTGTATGACTCGCAATCTTCATGCCAAGGCTTAACCCAAGGCGCAGTGCCTTGCTCTAGTTCAGCAATGATTCGATCAGTGATTGTTTGAGCTATATCCATGATATTTATCTCCACTTGGTTAAGTAAGAGAATAATCACATGCTTTTTATACTTGTTTACTATACTTTAGTATATAAACACGCTAATAC